TGGATGAAACAATAATGAATGAAATAAGAAAAGCCGCCGATATACTCGGCATGAATGAAAAGGAGGCCGAAGCCAAGTTCAATGATATCTGTTCACAAAACCAGATTGATGTCACAAAAGACCCGCTTCTGGCTAGAGGACTATGGAGACAATACTTCTCTGGTGCTAAACTAGCACAACAGAGGCCAGCAACTGTTGGTGATGATGACTTCTTCAAGTCAGCATTTGGTTTCTTCATCTCTCTAGACGAGGCTAGGGACATGATGGCAATACAAAGAGATAGAATCGTAGGTGACTATCACCGAGATACAGACACTACCTATGAACTAGGTAAGGTTGCACTGTTCACCCCTATGACGGGAGACAAGTACGAAGGACAGATGATGAAGGATGGCGAAGAGGTAATTCGCGTCTTCGGTAAGTTGCCTGAGAACCATATAGAACTAGACGATGGTAGGTATCTAGTCCCACTAGATGCAACAGAGAAGTACGGTACTTTCGTAAACAAGAACTACGGAAAGCCACTGGCTAAGTCCGAGTTCCGTAGAGCAGGTGTCTTCGTGGGTGAAGTCAACGGCACACTAGGGAAATACTACTTCAACTACAAGGGACCACATAGCGTAGACTTCAATCCGAAGACGTTTGAGTTCGTGCATTTCACATGCATCATCAACTCAAATGACAGTGAGAAGATACACGGTGTGACAGACAAGACCACTGCTTCTCTCGTATACAACCATGAGATGACTGATGGGCAGGTAGATGTATCTGATGTGTCTATTCAGGATTCCCTGATGGAACATTCAGAAGGGAACTACAGTCCACTAATCGACCTTGATAGGTTCCATAGCACTGTAGCGAACAAGAAATATCAGGATAGGTTCGTGTTTACTGATGGTAGTGTGACTAGTATCAACATGACTCCCACTAAGAACGGTAACAGGATTCTAACTCTTGATGACCTGAACACTGACTTCGATTTCGATGGAGATGGATGGAGTGGTACTACTTGTTGGATACCACCGCACATGGATATCGATTTCGGGATTGGTTCAAACGTGGTAGTTGTTGGTAGAACATCACAATCCTCTGATAACGAAGGCGTATTACAGAACGTGACTATAAACGTCACAGGAATACACGCGCTCAAGTCAAGAGGCGGAAGCCCAGAGGCTATTGAGTTCACAGAGGAAGAAGAAACGGATTGGTTTTTCTCATGAGCAAGGGATATTACAAATCATATCACATCAGTGCCTACACTGATGATGACCCTGTGATACATGGGGGGAGTTATTCTATCCCAGCACGAAACATTGATTTCGTGACTTGGAAGAAGAATCATGAAACTGGAGAGTTCTGGGTTAAACTCCATACTCTATCCGGTAAGGAAGTAAGGCTGAAAGTATCGTATAATGATTTGAACGAAATATTACGCACCTGTGGAAATAGATTGGTGCATTATGAAAATGGTGATGAAGATGGCGTGGACAACGAATAAGACAAATGAAGCAACAACAACGACTGAAAAGACACAAGGCTCTTTCGCATTAGGAAGAGAGGCATATCTCGCTAAGAGAAAGGCGGCACAAGACAGAGATACGAACTATCTGTGTTGTGGGATTTGGGGCGCACCCAAAACCGCCAAATCTGCTTTAGCGGCAGACCTACTCACAGAGGAGGATATAGCGAATGGTATGCATGTCTTTGTATGGGACTATGACAATAGGTTCATTGACGTAAAGAGGAACCATTACGACAACACAGAGAACCTAGTTGTATTCAATCCCATTGAGAGACACCCAGACACCCTTGTTGATATCAAGGCTACTAAGCATAATGCAGAGATGCACTATGAAGAAGCAATGTCACACCTAGAGAATGGAAAACTAAAGGCAGTGATTATAGATGGTGCTGATAAGTTCCTCACTGATGTATGTGAGACATACATGAGGATAAAACACAACCTTGATGCTGATACGGTAATCAAGCAGTTGCCTTTCGTATGGGGAGATAGGAACACACCATACAAGAACTTCTTACACAAGAAGATTCTAGAGATGGATTGTCATAGGATTGTGATTGCCCATTCAAAGGAGAAGTATGTAGATGGTAGCCCCGTTGGTATCATTGCCAATTGGCACGATTCAACAGAGGACATCTTTACTTCTACAATAAGAATGGAAAGGAAGATTAGTAAGACGGAAACCGTATTTACTGCTCTGATAGAAGCAAGTGCGATTAAACCAGAACTGATTGGAACAAGAAACACCGTTTTGACGATTAAGAATGGTGAGGTAGTTTGGACGGGCCTTCCTTCATTAAAGAAGGGAGAACTATGAGAGAGTTTACCTATCAGTTCCAACCGGAGAACTACTACAACCCAGAGGAGCCGATACTGAAGATTACCAAGTCTTCATTCGGTTCTTACAATTGGTGTCCTAAGAAGTACGAGTTCAGTTACATAGACAAATTGCCTCAAGACCAAACTGAGGCGATGGTTAAAGGAACTATAATTCACAACTCAAGGGAGGACTTCTTCAATGCCTTCGACATAAAGAAGGCGGAGAACCTCTCCCATGCAGAACTTGTGAATTACTGTATGAGCCTACATCCCATTGATGACTATACAGAGATGTATGAGGCTATGTCTATCTTTGAGGCTAACCGCTTCCTAGAGGCCAAGTCCGAGTCAATGATGGAGGACTTCATACCAGTAGTCAATGAGGTGATGCTTGATGCTGAGATAACAATAGAAGCAGATGGCAACGAGAAGTTCCCCCTCAGCAGGGATTACGTTGTTCACCTACAGGGAATCATTGACCGTATGTTTCATGAGGATGGTTCCTATATCCCTATGGAGTTGAAGACTGGTGCTTGGAAGGACTACAAGACTACGATGATGAGGAAGGAAATGGCCTTCTATCAGTTGTTGTTTGAGAACTGCCCCGAAGAAACACTGAGGGAACATGGTCTGGATAGGAACATACCTATCACACATTGGGGCTGGTACTACCCAGCATCTAATTACATCCATTTGGAACCCAAGAAGAAAGGGAGTTATACTTCTGTGGTAAAGGGAATGTCCCAACTACTTCATTCATATGAGAATGGGATATTCCCAACGAAGTATTTTGCAAGAACCTGTGCTGGATGCAGTTACTATGGGATTTGCGATGCCGCTAACGAGGAGAGTTGGTTATGAAATTTACAATGAAAGCAAAGAAATTAAGAGATTATTTAGAAGACGTTTACCTAAAGGGTAAGTATTACAATGGACATGAATCAAAGAACGGTTCATTATCAGAATATGCCGTGCTACTTATCGAAGATACCACATTGAAGATAGTGAATGCAAGTGCATCAGTCGCTTGTAGAATAGACCATTGGTTTGACTACGAGGATTATGCGACTGGAATGTGCGTTGTTGATATAAGTGCAATGTTGAAGCATTTGAAAGTATTCAGTGAGGATGTCACGTTTACCTCTGATGACTACATCACATTGAGTAGTGCAGGTAAGAAGGCATCCATGTCTAAGGTGCTAACACATCCTAACATGGATATGGTTACGAGGATTACTAACTATTTCATGTTACAGTTGACTGGCCCGACCATAGAAGGAACTCCATCTGTAGGCGGAGTGTCATTCGGTAAGACAGAGTATGAGTGTAAACTAAGCACTGTGGAAGCAGACATGATAGAGGCATCAAAGGCGTGTGACGTTCTCAGTGTGGCTAGATACTTGTTTGAGTATGATGGTGATAAACTCACCATTAGTTCAAAGAAGACCGAGGTTGATAAGGTTGAGGTTGAGATTGAGTTGCTAGAGAGTGTTGGTGACCCATCGACAGTTGAGTTCACTGGTCCCTTTAGTGGTTTCATGCACGGTCCTGTGACGATATACATGAAGGACGATAGCCCGATAATGTTCTCATCATCAAATAGGATGATGATTAAGGCTCCTTACCTAACAAGGTGAGATTATGATAATTAGTAGAATAAACGATGGAATAGGAATACGAACTAGGAACCCGGAAACCCTTGAGAGAGAAGAGAAGGTTGTATCTTTCAAGGAGTTCCCACCCTACTTCTTCATCAAGAAGGATTCTCCCTATACGGAGATAGAGAACTTGATGTTCAAGGATAGGTGGGGTAGGTTTCGCTTAGAGATTAATACTGAGGAAGGAGACTACAAGAACCTAGAAGGTGAGGATTTAGTCAAGGTAACATGGAACCCATCAAGACCATCATACTCCTACAGACTACGCGATAAGTTAGGGCAGACATACGAGGCAGACGTTGCACACCATTACAGGTATGCAGTGGATTGCATTGATGAGATACCAGAATACAAGATGCGTAAGTGGTATTGGGATATGGAGTGGATGCAAGGTGGTGAGCATGATGAGGCTATCACTTGTATCTCTATGTATGATAACTACGATGAGACATACTCAGTATACTATTGGTTACCCAACCAACAAGAGGCTCTTGATTACCAGTTTCAACACCATAGGTATAGAACCTTCACTAGTGAGAAGAAGATGCTAGTTACGTTTCTTGCCGATATGATTGACAAAGACCCTGACATGCTTATCTCTTGGTTCGGTTGGAAGTTCGATTTGCCTAAGTTGATTGAACGTGTAGTGGCTCACGGTTTAGACCCACGTTTGATGTCTCCATTCAACGAGATAACAGGCGTGAACAAGTCAGGCTATGAAGAAGCCATCCACAATTACTCTCCTATATCACAACCAATCAAGGGTAGGATATGTGTGCCATTGGATATGGCATTTGAGAGACAATGGAACGATGCCCAAAGAGGGACACTCCCATCAATGGCATTGGATTATGTTGCAGAGACAGTTCTAGGTGAGAAGAAACTCGTTAGTGAGAAGTTCCCCGATAAGAATGAGTTCTTCGCAAGGGCTTGGCTTGAGGACACTGAAACTTATTTGGAATACGCTAGGGTTGACGTTGAACTATTAGTCCGAATAGATGAAATGCAACACACAACAGAAGCAATACTGTCACTCCAGAGACTTCTGAAAGCACCCTTCGATGCTTGTTTCTATGCGAGTAACATGGGTGGCATTTATTTCATGAGGAATGCCCCTTGGAAGGCCCCTACGGGAGTGAAAGGACAGAGGGTGTCATACGATGGGGCAATGGTGTATGACCCTCTCAGTGAGTCCACAAATGGATTGCATTTGGGTGTCGCCGCATTCGATTTCGCTGGGCTTTATCCGAGCATGACAATTGCGCGTAACATTTCATTTGAGACAATTTCAGATGAACCGACTGCGTTTGCAGTCAATATCAAAACCCCCAAGGATTTCAGTGCTGAAACCGAATACGAGATGATGTATTTCAAGACTGATGAATTGGGGATTCTCCCAAAGGCTCTACTTGAGTTGAAGGAATTGAGGAACGAATACAAGTCCTTGATGAGAAACGCTGAAACAACAAGTGATTATAACAAGTGGAATAACAACCAACTAGCAGTCAAGAGATTGATGGCTTCCTTCTATGGTATCATTGCATATCAGGGGTTTGGTTGGGCTAACGTAGACCTTGCGGCTAGTATCACTGCTAGTGCAAGACAGGCCATTAGAGAGGCCGCATTCAAAGCGAGGTCATTATGATGATTAAGTGGATAAAGAAACTATGGAAGTGGTTGACCTTTGACGAAGGGATGACATGGGAAAGATACCATAAGAATATGGAAGAAGATAGGAGGAATAAGAAATGAATTGTGTAATTTGTAATATAGAAGGTGGTAATGTTGGTGTGGGAGTAATAACCCTACAAAGCACAACATCAGGCCCAGTCTGTCCACATTGTATCAACCATTTAGTCGCTGATGTGATTCAAATGAGAACACCTTGGACTAAGAAGGACTTGAAGAATTGGGGATATGGTGAGGAAGAATGAACGGACTTGATATGACAAAGTTTGATGATAGCCCATTCAATTTTTCATATGACTATGATTACATGGATGAAAACGGCCTTGATAGGTATGAGAGATTTATCTTGATGTTCGTGAATGAGAACAGTCCGTGTCGAATTGATGATGTTTTTCTCGCGGGTACTGTGTTTGCGATTTGGAATAGGGTGGCCAATTCTAGGTCAAGTGAGTTTGATTTTCTTAATGACATACAACTGCCCCATACTGGTTGGCACACGTTCTTGTATCGAACTAGACTATCCTCGTTGGCAGAAAAGGGCTATGTGCAGATATACGGTGATGCGATGATAGCACCGGAGTCAACAAAGGTCTTTGCGGTATTGCGTAGTGAATATAGAGGTGAGGAAGAATGACCAGTAGAGCAAGAAGCGTAGCCCATGTGGAATACGAGATACTAGAATGGATTGGGCGTAGAGCATGGCTAGACGGTCTAATGTCTGATATGGTTCCAGAAGGAGACAAGGTTGCTGAGAAGCGTTTCAAAACAGGGGCCACTAACATTGGTGTCTATATGAGGAACATGCAAGATAGAAGGAAACACAAGTTGCCTAAATCCCATGCAGAATATAGGGGGAAAGAAGAATGAGCAGGGCAAAGGGGTATGGTCGAGGTAATGTGAAAATTGGATACGATTGGAAATGCACTGGTTGTGAAGAAATAAAGAGCGGAGTAGAATGCGTATCTATAGGCCCAGTTAGGGGCATGACTGGTAGGATTTTGTATTGGGGTGGACTGCTAATCTGCCCCTCCTGTAGGAAGGAGGCTAACGCCTTTTGGAAACAACAGCACTATGGAGTCCCTCCTTCCTGTGAGGAAGAAGCAGTTACTTTTTACAATAAGAAGGTGGTATTATCAAAGTAGTTTACGGACACACGGATTCAATCTACTGCCAAGTGGATTCTGTTGAGGAAGCACAAGAGAACTTGGGTAAACTCAATGACCATGTGAGGAAGTTCTTTCCTAATCTCCTAGAGTTAGATGAACATCCCGTAGTTCTTGAGTTTGAGAAATACTTTGAATCCCTCGGTGTTGGTTGTGTAAAGAACAGGAACGCTGGTTTGATTACTTGGAAGGATGGTAAGTTCCTAGATGACAAGGAATTCATGATGACTGGCTTCACTGCTAAGAGAGTCTCTGAGACTAAACTAGCCAAGGAAGTTCAGATAGCAGTCCTCAACATGTGGGTTGAGAA